GTTTGGTTTTAATGAAAAAGCTCCAAATAGCATGGATTTCAAATACACCATTGATGATAACTTAAATCTTATCACACATAGCTTGAAAAACAAGACAATGGATTTTATGACCCTTAACCAAGCTAAATATGATTCCGATCCTTCATTCGATCAAAATCATAACAACGATGTTTTCAAACTCATCGTTAAAGCCAATGGAAAGCAAATTGCTTACAGGGAATTCAATGGTAATATTTACCCAAGTACTGTTAGGTACAGCGTTGATATCAGAGAGCATATCTACAAAATCATTACAAGCATTCAAAAAACGCTTTCATCTAAAAATGATGCGTTAGAATTAACTTATTTAAATCACAAATTAGTATAATTTCATATGATAGAGAAAGTAACTTCATTAAGCGACTTAGGTACAGATTATCAGTTACAACTTTTCAATGAAATTATAACAGACCACAAGTTTGGGTTGTCGATCATTGATATTGTTGACAAACAATTTTTTACCAATGAATCGTTTTCAAAAATAGCTCATTTAATAAAAGACTATTATGAAAAACACAACTGTCTACTAAATTTCCCAGCTTTAAAGGCTGAGGTTAACATGAATATTCCAATGACTGCTGATACATTTAAACAGCAGTTATTGGATACTGTTGACAATATCCAAAAATGTAAAATAAACAACCTCAACGTTCAAGAAACGGCACAAAGGTTTTGTAAGATGCAATCTTTAAAAGTTGCTGTTAATCAAATTAAAAGCAAATTAGATAAGGGTATCCTACAGGATGTTGATTCCATCGAAGAAGTGTTAAAGAAAGCGTTATTATTCAAATCAGTAGACGATCCAATTGGATTGGATTTTGAAATTGATAGTGTATTAGCTGACGATTATCGTGAACCAATTCCAACAGGAATAGCGGGTATTGATGCCGTAACCAATGGTGGTCTTGCAAAAGGTGAATTAGCGCTTATTATAGCCCCATTAGGCGTGGGTAAGACAACCATCCTTAGTAAGATAGCAGCAACGGCTTACTTGTCAGGAAAGAACGTTTTACAGATATTCTTTGAAGACAATTATAGAGATGTTCAACGTAAACATTATTCAGCTATTACTGGTATCCCATTGGGTGAATTATCAGCGAGAAAAGACGATGTTAAGAAATTGGTTGATATTGAAATGAAAAAGCCAGGTGTTGGTAAATTATTCTTGATGAAATTATCATCTGATGGTGCTACTGTTAATGTAATAAAAAACGTTATAAAGAGAATCAATTCTAAGGGTGATAAAATCGATGAATTAATTTTAGATTATATTGATTGTTTATCATCTGAAAAAGAATATGCTGGTGCTGAGGATTGGTCAAACGAAGGTCGTATTATGCGACACTTTGAATCATTGGTTGCTGAAATGAATGTGGCTGGTTGGGCTGCTACACAAGGTAATAGATCATCTACCGCTGTTGAGGTTGTTAAGACCGAAAATATGGGTGGTAATCTTAAAAAAGCACAAATTGCCCACCTTATAGTTTCAATAGGTAAAACACTCGCACAAAAAGAAGAAAAGAGAGCAACTATAACCATATTGAAAAATAGAATGGGTGACGATGGTATGGTATACGCTAACTGTTTGTTTGATAACGGAAAAATGCTTATAGATACTTCTGATGTGATAACAATCCAGGGTTTTGAGGATAAGGATAAGAACGATAGAGATGCCAGGGTAAAGGCAAAGTTGTTGGAGGTTAGAAAGGAAAGAGAAGAAAAAGGAATATAAAAAAAATAAATATATCCCTTGCGATTTAGGGATATATTTATTAAAACAAAAGAAAATAATAATGGATATATCACAGAAAATTTTAAGTGACATCACAGTGTACATGAAGTACGCTAAGTATCTGCCAGAACAACAAAAAAGGGAATCTTGGCATGATTTGGTAACCAGAAACATGGAAATGCATATTAAACAATATCCCATGTTGAAGGATGAAATAATAAATGTTTATCAATACGTTTATGATAGGAAAGTATTACCCTCAATGAGGTCATTACAATTCGGAGGTAAACCAATTGAAATATCACCAAACAGAATTTACAACTGCTGTTATTTACCGATAGATCATATTGATTGTTTCCCAGAAACAATGTTTTTATTGTTAGGTGGCACAGGTGTTGGGTACTCAGTACAAAAACATCATGTTGAAAAATTACCTGAAATAAGGAAACCTAAAGCTGATAGAAAGAGAAGATTTTTAATATCCGACTCAATTGAAGGATGGGCTGATGCTATTAAGGTATTGATCAAATCATATACTGGTGATATCACATCAACTCCTGAGTTCGATTATTCGGATATCAGACAAAAAGGTGCAAGATTGGTAACATCAGGTGGTAAAGCTCCAGGCGCTCAACCATTAAAGGATTGTATTCATAATGTAAAGAAAATTTTGGACGGTAAAGAAGATGGTGATAAATTATCAACTATCGAAGTACATGACATTGTTTGTTACATTGCTGATGCTGTACTTGCTGGTGGTATTCGTAGAGCAGCGTTGATTTCTTTATTTTCAGCTGATGATGATGAAATGATTTCGTGTAAATCAGGTAACTGGTGGGAAATTAACCCACAGAGGGGTAGAGCTAATAACTCAGCTGTTCTTTTAAGACATAAAATTACAAGGGAATTCTTTAATGATCTTTGGAAAAGAATAGAATTATCGGGTTCAGGTGAGCCAGGTATCTACTTTACAAATGATAAAGATTGGGGTACTAACCCATGTTGTGAGATTGCACTTAGACCATATCAATTCTGTAATCTTTGTGAGGTAAATGTTTCAAATATAGAATCACAGGAAGATTATAACGAAAGAGTAAAAGCTGCTGCGTTTATTGGTACATTACAGGCTTGTTACACAGATTTCCATTACATACGTGAGATATGGAAAAGAACAACTGAAAAGGAAGCTCTTATTGGTGTTGGTATGACAGGTATTGGTTCTGGTGCTGTGTTGAATTACGACATGAAACAAGCTGCCAAAATTGTTAAAGAAGAAAATGCTCGTGTCGCTGGTATAATCGGTATTAACGTTGCTGCAAGAACAACAACTGTAAAACCATCGGGTTCAAGTTCATTGGTTCTTGGTACATCATCTGGCATTCACGCTTGGTTTAATAATTACTATGTTCGTAGAATCCGTGTAGGTAAAAATGAGTCAATTTACACACATTTGGCTATATATCACCCAGAATTAATTGAGGATGAATATTTTAGACCACATGATACAGCAGTAATTAGCGTTCCACAGATGGCACCAGCCAATTCAATATTAAGAACAGAATCAGCTATTGAACTTTTGGAAAGGGTTAAGTTGGTATCTAAAGATTGGATTAAGCCTGGTCATAGAAAAGGTGAAAATACACATAATGTATCTGCAACAATATCAATTAAAAACGAAGATTGGGATACAGTAGGTGAATGGATGTGGGATAATAAGGAGTATTACAATGGATTATCAGTACTACCATACGATGGTGGATCTTATATTCAAGCTCCTTTTGAAGATATTACCGAAGAAAAATATCACGAAATGTTGACACATCTTACAACTATTGATCTATCAAAGATCATCGAAGCAGATGATAATACAGATTTAAGTGGTGAATTAGCCTGTTCAAATGGAAACTGTGAAATAAAATAATTAAAAATAATAATAATATGTTAAGAGCCATTCGGGAAACTGGATGGCTTTTTTTATTTACTAATTTTTTAAATTGTTTACTATTTATAAGAAATATAAATCATGGCTTTTAGACAGAAAACATATGGTATTAATTTCCCTTTTCAGGATTCTACAAATGGTGATTTTTTAGATTTAACAACAATTCCTGAGAAGGAGATTAAATCTAATTTAATTCATTTATTGTTAACCAGAAAAGGATCGAGATACTTTTTACCGAGTTTTGGTACAAATTTGTATCAATATTTATTTGAACCGTTGACAGATAGCGTTATTACAGCAATAAAAAGTGAAATAACAACTTCTTGTGAATCTTATTTACCGAATTTAAAAATAAATAATATAAATGTTACGCAATATACAAATGATCCAGCGTATGCTAATGATCATAAACAACAACGTACCATTACTGTAAAAATTGACTATACAATAACATCCAAAACATTTCAAAGTTCGGATTCTATCACAATAACATTCTAATATGGCTACAAATACAATACAATACTCATCGAGAGATTTCGCTACGTTAAGACAAGAGCAAATCGATTATATCAAACAATATTATCCAGATGTAATTCAAAATTTTAATGATGGATCAATTATGTCCGTTATTTTAGATTTGGGCGCAGCGTTAGCGGATAACCTTC